CGTGCTGTTGAGGACATTACTGCTGCTCAGTGCCACACTATTCGCGCTGATAAGTTCACGGAAGAGAACCAGCGCATATCTATTGAGAAGTTTTTGGAAAGCTGTTAGGATTCCGAGGACCGTGAACCTTGGACCTTGGAGAAGGAAAAGTACAATGTCTGCAGATCGAAAGAAGAAATTAGCTGAACAAAAAAAACGCGCGATAATGAAGGATATAGACAAGAGAGAGGCTGCTGAACGAGAAGGTGTCGGATTTAGCCCATTCTATGGGATGAATGCAAAACGGGCGTTAAAAACGGCTTATAAACAAAATGAAAAAGCTGATTTTGAAAACTCCAGAGACCTGATGCCAACGTATGAGGGTCTAGATCGTGACCTTATTAACATTAAAAAATATGGCGACGATGCTATGAGATCCAAAGGGTTTGGCTCCCGTGCTTCAAACACTCAGAATTTTTCTGATGGCGGTTCTGTTCGCGGCGTTAAGTCTGTCCAGACTTCCGGCACAGGCTTCTCAGGTACTTTTTGATATGGCTGCTCCGAACTATAGCCGCGCACAGGCGCCACGCACGAGCTTTGAAGATCTGAGCACTCAGCAGCTTGCTACGGATGTTTACACTGCATTCCGCAACTCTGGGTTTTCGGATTCACAGGCTCAGGCGCTGACGGCGGAGGTCTATCGAGAGAACAACCTTCGCCCTGAGTATATGTTCGGAACTCACAAAGACGACGCCAACGAGGCGTTGAACGTAGGTATGCTTAGTTTTCAGAAGGACCGCGCTCCTGCGGTAATGAACTATCTGAAGGGTAAGGGCGTAGTTGCGGACGACGGGACGATAACACCTGGTTTTGACGCGATTCAGGCTCAAGCAGATTTTATCTTTAACGAGATGCAGACGGACCCCTCTTACAAGCGGACCCGTGAAGAGTTCTTGGCTAACCCTGAGATCGACCGCAGCGCGGCGGCGAACATTCTTGGCAGTGATTACATTCGTTATAGCCAAGATCCTAAGTACCAAGGCGGTAATCTTCAACGGATCAATGAGGGGTATAACTTGCTGACCGGCGAGGTGGGCGAGATCACTCCGGGAAGTGTTCTGGGATCTACCCGTCCCAAGCCAAGACCAGATGATCTACAAGCGAGCAACAAGTCTCCGCTTGACGCTATGGAAGCCTTATCGTACTTAGAGTTAGCAGGACTTTCAGGAGGGGCGCCAAAAACCGTGGACCTTGGAGCGAGGATCACCCCCGGTCGTGCGGGAAGTGGTGGTCGTGCTTTGAAGCGGTTAGGAATCGCTAGTTTAGTGTAATGAAGTATGAACCATTCGCCATTGAGCGTTTGCAGGACATCTTGAAGATTGGTTTCAAGATGCATGAAGAGACTGATTTTCAGGTAGTTCCTTTGGACATTGAGCAATCAGCAAATTCTATTTTGAACATGGTTATCAACAACCCACGTGGGTTTGGAGTGATTGCGTACACGGATGACAACGTCCCTGTTGGTATTTTGTGTGGCGGCATCTCGAACTATGTGTTTAGCAAGGGTTCTGTTGCGAATGATTATGCTTGGTATGTGTTGCCTGAGTACCGAGGTTCGCGGGCCGCGATCAAGATGTTGAAGATGTTTAGAAGCTGGGCGAAAGACAACGGGGCCACGGAGCTTTACATGGGCATTTCGACGGGTTTGTTTGCGGAGCGCACGGGTCAGTTGCTGGAGCGCGTTGGTTTTGACCATGTTGGCGGCAACTATCGGGTACGTTTGAATGGCTAATCTCGAGGCTTTACCTGACGACGTATTGCGGGAGATTCTTTCTCTTACGCAGGCTAACTCTAAGTTGGCGCTTCGGGAATCTGCGACTAACAACTTTATGCCGTTTGCTCACCATGTGTATGAGAACTTCATTGAGGGCGCTCATCACAGGATTATTGCTGAAAAGTTGGAGCAGGTGGCTCAGGGGAAGCTGAAGCGGTTGATTATCAACATGCCGCCACGTCATTCGAAGTCTGAGTTTGCTTCGTTTTTGATGCCGGCGTGGTTCTTGGGCCGGAACCCTAAGCTCAAGATTATTCAGGCTACGCACAACACCGAGCTTGCTGTTCGGTTTGGTCGCAAGGTGCGGGATATGATTGACGATCCTGCGTACAAAGAGATTTTTCCTGACACCAATCTGAAAGAAGATAACAAGGGCGCTGGTAAGTGGGGCACTGAAAAGGGCGGCGAGTACTTTGCGGCTGGTGTTGGTGCTGCGGTCACGGGCCGTGGTGCGGATTTGTTTATTATTGATGACCCTCACTCGGAGCAGGACGCGATGAGTGAGACTGCGTTTGACCATGCGTATGAGTGGTACACTTCTGGTCCTCGGCAGCGTTTGCAGCCTGGTGGTGCTATTATTCTTGTTATGACCCGTTGGGGTAAGAAGGATTTGACTGGTCGGTTGATTGCGAACCAGTCGGCTGATCCCATGGCGGATCAGTGGGAGGTTGTTGAGTTTCCTGCGTTACTACCTTCTGGTACTCCTCTATGGCCGGAGTTCTGGGACAAGGACTCGTTGCTTTCGATCAAAGCTTCTTTGCCCGCCCAGAAGTGGTCGGCTCAGTGGCAGCAGCAACCTACGTCTGCGGGCGGTGCTATTGTCCGCAAGGAGTGGTGGAGAGTATGGGACAAGGACGACATACCGCCGTTGAAGTATATTATTCAGGCGTATGACACGGCGTTCTCTAAGAAAGAGAGTGCTGACTACTCTGCTATCACGACTTGGGGTGTTTTTGAGCATGACGACGACGGCAAGGACCACCTAATACTTCTGGATGGCCAGCGCGGCAGGTGGAGTTTCCCTGAGCTAAAAGAGGTTGCGTTTGAGGAGCACCAGTACTGGGAGCCTGACATGGTAATTGTTGAGGCGAAAGCCACTGGGCGCCCGTTGATTGACGAGATGCGATCCAGGGGTATTCCTGCGCTTGGATTCTCCCCCGGTAGACGAGCGGGCGGAGGTGGTGTAGACAAGACTACAAGAATGCACATGGTATCACCCCTTTTTGAGGCGGGTTTAGTATGGGCACCACAGGACAAACGCTTCGCGGAAGAAGTAATTGAAGAGGTATCTTCTTTTCCGAATGGTGACCATGACGACTTTTGTGATAGCATGACCTTAGCTTTAATACGTTTCCGCCAAGGCGGGTTCGTTATGATACATGATGAAGAGAACTTGGACTTCAGGGATCAAGTGCCTCGCAAACGGGAGTACTATTAATGGCCCTACCTCCTCAGCCCTTCGGGAACATGATGGATCGCAACAATGTTGCGCCTGATATGCAGCAGATGGACACCAGTGTTGAGATACCTCTGAATCTTCCTGAGGAGTTTGAAGGTGGTGCTCAGGTTACTGAGACCCCGGACGGTGCTTTGATCGAGGCTCTTATGGGCATGGAAGAGATGCCTCAAGAAGAGTTGATCACGTTTGACGCTAACCTCTCCGAGTTCTTAGACGAAGATGTACTGGGTGATATTGCCTCTGATTTGGTGGGTGCGTTTGAGGATGACTTGTCCTCCCGTGAAGATTGGGAAGACACTTACGTTAAGGGGCTTGAGCTTCTGGGCGTAAAGACGGAAGAGCGCAGCAGCCCGTTTGAGGGGGCCTCCAACGTGACGCATCCTCTTGTAGCCGAGAGCGTCACTCAGTTTCAGGCCCAGGCCTACAAAGAGTTATTGCCTTCAGGCGGCCCAGTTAAAACCAAGGTTCTAGGTCTGGAGAACGCGGAGACTGAACAGCAGGCCAAGCGGGTGAAGGACTACCTGAACTATTTGATCTTGGACCGCATGGACGAATACGATTCTGACACTGATCAGATGTTGTTTTATCTCCCGTTGTCTGGGATGACGTTTAAGAAACTTTACTTTGACCAAGCCAAGCAGCGCCCAGTTGCTCGTTTCGTCCCAGCTCAAGACGTTGTTGTACCGTACAGCGCCACGGATTTGCGTAGCGCCCCTCGTATTACGCACGTTCTGAAGATGACGGACAACGAAGTCCGCAAGATGCAGGTCTCTGGTTTCTATCGTGATGTTGACTTGACCGATGACGGAGACGAAGAGGTTAACGAAGTTCGCAGCAAGGTTGACGAGCTGCAGGGTACATCGCGCACGTCATACACCGATGACACACGCACGGTCCTTGAGATGCATGTTGAGCTGGACCTTGATGGCTTTGAAGACATGGGTATGGACGGAGAGCCTACCGGCATTAAACTTCCGTACATTGTCTCGATTGATCGTAGCAGCAACACAATCTTGGCTATTCGCCGCAACTATGCTGAGGCGGATCCAACTCGTGAAGCTATTCCGTACTTTGTCCCGTACAAGTTCCTCCCAGGTTTAGGGTTCTATGGCTTCGGTCTGACGCACATGATTGGTGGGCTAGGACGCGCCGCGACTAGCATCTTGCGCCAGTTGATTGATGCGGGGACGTTGTCTAACCT